ATGATATTAAAAGATGAAAATTTAACACATAATATAAATATATTTACACCTAATTTAACAGACAATATAAATGTAGCATTTCCAAGTGAAACTGGAACTCTTGCTATTACAGATAATATACCAGATTTAACAACTGCTACTAATTTTGGGACATCTGCTCCAAGCACTATTACTATCGGCAGTTCAAGTAGGCAAATGGAATTAGAGGCAACTAATTTTACTTTTACTGATACTAACGGCACATCTATATTAAAAATAACTGATAGTGATGTTGAAATAAATGGTGCTGATTTTGGTATTAAAGCAAGAACATCAAGCGACCCACCAAGATTATATTTTTGGGATAGTGATAGGTCGCATTATATAGCATTACAAGGTCAAGAAATAGGATCTAATGTAAATTTAACATTACCTCATGTCACTGCTGAATTAGCATATAAAGGACAAAATATAAGTGATTTTACTAATAATAGTAATTATGTAGATGCTACTGGTGTATTAACACAAATAGCAAGTGCTGAAAATATTTCAACTGCTTCAGTTTTAGGAAATCCTACAAGAAATTTTGGAAATGCTGCTTCGGCAAATATTATTAATGGTACATCAACTACTATAACTAATTTAATATGCACTGGATCAAGTGGTGATTTTTCAAGAATTTCATTAAAGGATAATACATTATCATATAACGCAGAAATAAAATGTCTTCCTTTTACAGATAATCGAACCTTTCATTTTGTTAATGAAAGTGGAACAATTTTAACTACTGGTGATATTGCGACAGCTCATATAAGAGGTCAAATTACCGCAACTACACCTATTTCTTACGATGTAAATACTGGAATTATATCTACTACTTTCACTCCTACCAGTACGACTAATATTTCTGGAAAAACTTTTACTGATCCTTTAATTGTATCACCAACTAATACAAGTAGTTTTTATGCTGCAAAATTTTTAGCAGCATCAATAGCAGATGGTGGTTATGTTGAGATGGTATTAGGTAAGGCAAACGCAACTAAAAATTGTGCTACATGGGCTTATTATCATAGTAGCGATGGTGCTAATGCTAATTTTAGTCAATTTGGTATGAAAGGACAAGAAACTGCAATCACAATTAAAGGTGATGGAACAACTACAATTACTAATGGTGCTACTACAAATAAAATTACAGCAATTAATACATCTTCTAATATAATAGAAAGTAATGCTACTTATGGATGGGAAGTAACTGGTAATAATTCTGAATATTCTTTTGCTTTAAAAAATGGAACAGCAACCTATATGTATATGGGTTCTCCATCAGCAACAACACCATTTCAACAGCATATAAATGGCGTTGGTGATTCATATCTTGTAACCAATGATAGGCATCATAATTTTATTGGTGAATATTTTTCAACTAATTCTACATCAATAAATGGAAGTGCTGAAGTAATGGGTTTTACAACCTATTTAGCAGCAGCATACGCATCAACAAGGTTTCCAGTTTTAGCAACAAACGGACAATATTTATATGTTTCTGTCTATAATAATATAGGAGGAAGAACAGGTGGAACATATTGTGGATACATAGGAAGTAGTGGATTTGTTGATATAAGTGATAAGAGATATAAAAAAGATATTACGACAATTACTAATCCATTTGATATTATAAATAATATAAGAGGTGTAAATTTTAAATGGAATGAAGCAAGTGGTAAAGAAGATGGTGTGGAACATATAGGTTTCATTGCTCAAGAATTAAATGAAGTCATACCGCAAGTTTGTAATTATGATGAAAAAACTGATTCATGGGGAATTTATAAAGCAGATATAAATGCTGTATTAGTTGAAGGAATGAAAGAACTAAAAAAACAAGTAGAAGAACAAAAAAAACAGATAGATCAACAGCAACAAATAATAGATAAATTACTTTCATCAAATTCATTCAAAGAATTTAAATCATGAGTATATATATAATGGTTCTAACTTATAAACAAAAATTTAATAAAAAATATGGATTTAAGAGAGATGAACCTCATTCTCTCAAAGAAATAGCAGAGATTACTGGATATAAATATAAAGGAATTAAAACTATTTTTGAACGAGGTGAAGGAGCATATTATAATAATCCATCATCAGTTAGAAAATCTGTTAAATCACCTCAACAATGGGCTTATTCAAGATTATACGCAGCGGTTAATCCAGAATCAAAAGCTCATAAAATAGATAAAATGTTTTTAATAAAAAAATAATTTTAAATATATATGAAGTTTGAAAAATCAAAACTGAAAAATAAAAAATATTCAGTAATTACACCAAAAGGTAAAAAAATAGATTTTGGTGATAAACGATATTCACAATTTAAAGATAGTACTGGTTTAGGATTATATTCTGATTTGGATCATAATGATAAAAAAAGAAAAAAGAATTATTGTAAAAGATCTAGTAATATTAAAAATAAAAAAGGTGATTTAACCAAAAATGATAAAGAAAGTCCAAATTATTATGCAAGAACTTATTTATGGAGTTGTTAATAAAATAAAAATATTTTAATATATATAGATGGATACAATCGATATAGTTTTGATAACATCTATTAGTAATCTTTTGTTACAGCCTATCTTACAATATTTTTTAGCGTCTAAATGCTCCAAAATAAGAGCGTGTGGGTGTTTGGAAATAGAAAGACAAATAAAAAAAGATGAAATAGTAAATCAAGAATTAGAAAATAATAATAATAATATTTAAGAAAATTCAATATTTTATTTTTCGTTATATTTAGGAAAAATAAAATATATGTATAAGTTATATAAACATGGAATGGAAAACTATTAACGATTATCCAAATTATGAAATATCTAAATGTGGAATTATAAAAAATAAAAAAGATAAAATTTTAAAATCAAGAATAAATAGTCATGGTTATCAAGTAATAAATTTATCAAAAGATAATATTAAAAAAACATTTCCTATACATAGATTGATTGGTATTCATTTTATCGAGAGAAAAAATGAAAATTTATCTATATTGGATCACATAGACAGAGATAAACTTAATAACTCAATTGATAACTTAAGATGGATTGATTATAATGGAAATAATAGAAATAAAAGCGTTCCTAATAAATATGGATATACTGGTATATATAAAAATAATGGAAAATATGTTGCTCGAATTAGATTAGGTGGTTTAAAAACATATTTAGGAACATTTGAAACACCTGAAGAAGCAGGTGATGCTTATCAAAATGCATATGTTGAAACTATGAAACAATATGATTAATTATTTTTCTACTTTATCATCTTCATCTTCATCTTCATTAATTATTATTCTATTGAACCTCTGATAATATTTTTCGTTAGTTGGTTTATTCATACGAATATATAGAAAAGAATATTTTTTATTCCAAGCAGTTTTTAGTACTTCGTCTTGTTGTTGTTTATTTAAATCACCCATGAGTTCATCTTTTATATTATCTAATTCTCTCTTATTATCAGTTCTAAAAATTATAAAAGAATTCATATTACATCTGAAAGTTAAGGGTAGTTCATTATATCGTTGTGATAAAATCCATACAGATAAAGATGCTGATCCTTCTTCTTCTGGATTTGTTAAAATGTGTCTTCTATTTAAAACACACTTACACATATTAGATGATTTTTTTATAGACTTAATAACATCATCTAAAATTAAAAGACAATTATTATTTTCATCTTCTTTTTCTGAATCAATTATAGATTCTAACATTTCATCACTATATTTATTATATATTCTCTCATCACTCAATCCTAACTTCTCGACAGGTAAGGAAGCTAATGATGCAGAACATAAAAATATCTTATCAAAATATTTATAATAGAAACGAGGCATGTTTGGTTTGCTTTTTGTAGGATGTGATTTTAATAATGACAGCATAGTTGTGGTTTTACCAGAACCAGCCGATCCAACGATGTACAGGGCATCATTAACTGGACATAAAGGTTCAGCCACTTTATAAGGCATATTAGAGAGATTATCTACATTTTGAGAGATTACTGGAATTTCTTTTAGTTTAGGGTTTTCTATAACCTTCATTATTATATAGTAATAATAAAATAAATAAATAATAATTTTAGAAAAATTATTATATTATTAAAGTATATAAAATGTCCAATCCTATGGCTTCACTACCTACCTCTATGCAATATAGTTTAACTGGATCTGATACAATTCCAAGTACCACTCGTCTCCACAGATGGGAT